CAACCTCATACCACTCATTACCATCAGTATCTATACAAGAAATTATTTCTATAACATCACTATTATTTAATTTTATTTGAGTATACTTTTCAGAATTTCCAAAAATAAAATTTTCACTTACAATATTACCACTCTCAGCTTTTACTTTTTTCTTTAATAAAAATTTAGTTGGTGAACCACTATCGGTTTCAAATATTTCAACTTCTCTTGGGTCGTATGAACTTGAGAATTTAAAATTAACATCTTCTAATGTTCTAAAAGTAGAGTTATTGCTACCAGCTGTTATCTCAGTTCCAGCTTTGACTGTGAGTGCATATCTAAAATCAGGTTTTTCGTTTAACGCTGGTACTGTTTGAAACACATCAAGTATTGTTGTAGCTGGTGTTGTTGTTTTTGGTTTGTAACCAAACGACTGAGCTATATTATAAACATTTTTCTTTTCTTCAGCATAAGCTAATAGTGATTCTTTAAATTGTGAATCTATGTAATAGGACAACACATCACCGACGTAAGCTGCCATTTCAATAAACATCATACCAGGTGATGACTCATTAAAATCATTATATGTATTTGGAAAGTATATTTTTGCAAATTCAATTAGATTATCTCTGAAATCACTAAAGTCTTTATTAAGATAATTTACCTGTTTTACAACATTCTTTTTTACACTTGTTCTTGCCATTTTATTTCCTAATATGATGTAGTAGCTGATACTGTAGTTTCTTGTACGTCTTGTGGTGAAAGACTTGTAGAGAACTTAATATTGACTAGTAACTCATTGTTGTCTGAATTGTTATCAAATAAATCAATGTCTATTATATTAATATACGGTAGAAACTCACTTACACTTCTTCTTATTTCTTCTTCAACCCTTACCTCTAAATCTTCATTAATAGGTTCAAAAAGTAACTCTCTTAATCTACTACCAAAGGTTGGCTGAGCTACTCTTTCACCAGGGTAAGTCAATAACAAATTACGTAGATTATGAACTGACTGCTCGAGTACTGTCTTTGTCATTTGAAAATCATAATTTGAACCAACTTTAAGTGGAAATGATAAACCCACAAATGCATCTGGGTTTAAATCAGTTTCTATTGCGGACATTACTTACCTTTCTTATCTAAAGCTTTCATTAAGTCACTATAATCACGAGTTAGTGCGTTTGTTAGAGCTTCAGGTACTTGACTTGATTTGACTCCAGCTTTTTTGAAACTATCAACTGCTACCATGTCTCGTTTTACATCTTCAGTTTTACCATACCCCATTAATTCTGCCATTCTTGTACTATCAAAAGCACCACCACCAAGAGTTGGATAATCATCAGTTTGTTTGACCGATTTAGTTAATCCTACAGTCTCATTTAATACATCATTTAATGATTTGTTTTTGGTGTATGTAACTTTTTCTTCTTGTATGGGTTCAATAACTGGTTCGGATACTTGTTCTTTTATAAATATCTTTTTAACCTCTTTTTGTACTTCACGCTTTACCACTTCTCGTATTATTTTTACAAGGTCTTTTTTGGTCATAATAACTCCTATTGTGTTTTAACTTTTGTGCTTAAAATATTTTCAGTTTTTAATAAATTTGCTTTTGTTTCAAGTAAAGGGTTTGTTAATCCTAAAGTTGTACCTTGAACTGGAGACGTATTTATTAACTCGTTAATTAAATCAATCATATTGTTTAATAGTTTAACTAAATCGTCTCCTTTAGCTATAGGTTGTAAATCACTTTCTATAGCGGTACCTAATCTAATATCACTTCCTTTAATAAATATTCCGTCACTTTTTATTAGTACTTTTTTTCCTTCTATTTGTTGGTCATCAAACTTTTGTCCTCTTAATCCATCAGACAATAGATATATCGAACTATCATCAGTATCAATACTTTCAGTTGTTAGGTTTCCATCACTCTCATCTATGTTAGTTCTTATTTTAATTGATGGTACATTGTTATGACCATCGAAGTGTATTGACTGACCAAATCTACCTTGATATAAAATACAACCCTCACCTATTTCAATTTGTTTAACCCGTTTTCTTTCAAAAGTTTTACCATATGTTGTATTTTTTTCAAACGGTTTAGCAGTTCCTGGTATTGAATTTTCATTCGGTGAACCTTTTCTATTTATAATACTAGTGTAATAATGTTGTCCGTTGTATTCCACTACAACCACGTGTTCACCAATTACAGGAACAGATAATATATTTGGCATTAAAGGTTTAACTACACCACCAAGTATTTCTTGATTTGGATTGTTAATAAAAGTACCACGAACTGAACCTCGTAATCCAGGCTCATTTAATATAACTTCTTCTACTTCAAAAGCTTCTGATTCGTGGTAATCATATTGAGAAGTATTTATTAGTTGTTTTACCATCGAGTTTATGACCGAGTATGATGGTACACCAACTGGAATAGAAGTGGATATATCTGCACTTCTTTTTTTTCTGAAGGCCATTTAATTCTCCAGCGACGCTGATTCTATTTTATTATGTATTTTATCGGATTCAATTTGTATCTCTGAAATACTATCTTCTAAACTACCAAGTAATTGATTCTTCTCTTCTTCAGATAAACCAAACTCATCTTCCGCAGAAGCTTTTTGTTCAGAAGAAATAAGTCTTTGTACGATACCAGCCATCTTAACTAGTTGGTCATCGTTCTTAACGTTTATTTCAAGATACTCTTTTATCATAGGAACTAGTTGGACAGCTGTATCACCATCCTTAATAAATGTAACAAGTTCTTTTGTTAAGATATCAAGTTGTTTTTTATTGTATTCTGTATTATCGTAAATATCTTTGAATAGTGAGG